AGTAGCCTTATTTATGTGTTCGTAACGTTTTCTGGCGGCTTTGGACATGTTTTTATTGGACTTTTGGGCTAAATTAAGCAGGTCATCGGTGTCGATGATAGCCAAATGGAACTGTCCATAGCGTAAAAGGGATGAAACCAGGTCGTAATGCACGGGTTTTTGCATGATTCTGCCGCTTTGGTAGATGACGGCGTTGCACAGACGCTCAATTAGGTCAGCTTTTTCAATACTTTCTCGGTCATTCTTGTCAGAAGGGACATTAATAATCGGGTCTGTGGCGGTGAGTAGCCTCATTGCGCCCAAAAATTCATTGCGGGGCTCTGGAGAGATGGTAAATTTGAGATTTTTATTTTCGGGCTTGTTCTTCCACTCCATAAAAATCATCTCGTCCATCTTATCTTGCAGTTTATGCAAGTTAGAATAGCGGTTTAACAGTTCTTCGCCGTGGGCTTTAGCATCGGATAGGGTTAGCATAATTAAATCCTTTCAAGTTGGGCAAAGGGAGACTTTTCAATCTTTGGCAGCTTCTTATGTCCCATATAATCGCGCACGTTAGACAGGGCATAGCGTAGCGCATCGTACGCGTGGTCATCCATGTGAGTGTCTACGTCTTCAGTTCTATTCTTGTCATACATTAAATGGCTCATTTGGTTGATAATATTTGGGCAGGTATTGAAAAATAAGATACCTGGCTGTCCGTCTTCCATAGGCATCAACAATCTATCAATGACTCGTTTCCCATTGAGACGATTATTATTGCCTTTGATAATTATACACCCGTTGTCAACATAGGTTTTAGCTGCCGAAGTGGATGATTCATCGCCCCGATTGTTCCACATACTGGGGTCAGCGAAGCGGATGATATGCAGTTCCTCGTCAGTTGAGTTGTCCAGGATAAGGCGGGCTTGTTGGCGGTCGGTGAGTCCAGCCTTATACAACTCCTTATACACTACTACCCGTCCGTTATCTGGGTTGCGGGCGATCCACAGGGCACAGAATGGAGCATTCGTGCCGAAGTCAATCCCGACTGTGCGTGTCCAATAATCGGGGATTTCAAAAGGTTCTACAACGTGTTTGGCTTTATTAAAGTTATGGAATGCCAATCCCTTGAACACGTCCCAATCGCCTTCGAGCCAGGCGCGGCGCAGGTCTTCGGGTAATCCGCGCAGCATCATCCAGTAGTTTTCGTCCAGATGGTTATTATCGGCGGGCAGCGCTCTGACAAAGTTGAACTGGTCGGAGTATGGGCGCATTTCCTCAGGATAGATATGGTCGATGAAATAGTTTCTTGTCCACTCGTTCCCGATACCGTCTGGGTTAGAGCCTGCGATAAAGCGGGTATCGGGGAAGTTAGGCCAGCGGAGTGAACCCAAGATGATATTGAAAACGTCCACGGCATGTTCGGTCAGTTCGTCAATGGCTATCAGGGCAAACTCAGCCGACTTATATTTAGCGGTGTCATCAATGTTACGCAGGCAGATCACGCCACCGCCATACTCTTTGTTGATGTAATAGCCCAGCCCCAATGTCTTACCTTCCCGCAAAGTGCCCAGCCAATCGGGGAACTCGGAGACGATCTTGCTGATTTGGCGGTCGCGCAGTTTAGAATAGGTTTCGGTGAACAGTCCAGCGACCAGACCAGGGTAGCCATGATTAGACCAATATAAGAGCCAGCCGAGAGAAGCCCAGCGCAGCCAATAACTCTTGCCAGGCCCGCGGCTGCCCCCAAAGAGGGTGAAGCGGTATTTGAATAGTGAGTCCCACGCCTCTTGTTGTTTAGGCGTGAAATTTGCCATCTTTGAGAAGTTAAAAGTTTCCGACACTATTCCTCTTGTTCCTCATCCTCTTCGATGGTCTCATAACTTGCATCGGTGATTTGGGCGGGTTGGACATTCTGGACGACAATATCATCATCGTCATCATCATCCCCTTTCCGCTTGACGGGCATATCAAAGATGATGCCTTTGGTTCCTTCTGACAGACCGATTTCGGTTACAGGTGGTTCTATATAGCGTAACAATTTTATCAAGTTAGAGAGCCACTCATCGGCGCTAAACTCAAAATGTTTCCCTGGGCGGAGTCGGCCACGCCTATCAAAAGAGCCAGGCAGGAACACTTCGCCAGTAGTGATAAGCTGGGCGAGGGCGTCTGCCATAATGGCTTTACGTTTGCGACGGATGCGGTTATTTTCGTCAAGCGTATCGACTGTATCAACGCGGACTTCAAAGGCATCTTTAATTGCTTTAGCAAGAGACTTGGTAGTAGTCCCTCTACCAGTCTCTTTACGCATTTCAACCATTGGGCCTGGTTTAGTGCCTTTGACAAACCTCCCCGTCTCCTTATCTTTCAGATAGCCAGACTTATCGTAATAAGTTCCAGGTGGTGGTGTAGGCAGGTTATTATTATCTGACAATTGTTCTCCTCCACAAACATTATACATAGGCATTATATCACAAATTATGGATTAAAATAGGGACATCTAAGCCTCCTTTTTGAATGGCAAGCCAGCCCTATTAAATCAAGTGCTGGCTTGTCTGATATTCCTTACACTTACACTTACACTTACAGTGGGCTACGCACCAGGAAGCTTTACTATAAAAGTCGGTCGGGGCTGGAATGAACCCAAACCCCGACCATACTGCCGCGCGGCGCCTCAGGCGTCCCTGAGGGAGACAACCAATCTCAAGAAAGGCTGTAAACTTATTATAGCAGATATTTTGCGAATTGCAAGTTAATAATAAACGCCCATTATTGGGCGTTTAGTTCTGCGGTTCGTCACCACAGTGATGTATGGGAGTATTGACCCGCTTCAAATAGTATAGCACAATCTCACAGGATTGCAAATTAAAATAAATGACCCGCCTCGGTCCGCTGGCTCTTTCTCATAAGCGCTTATGAGGTTGACTTGCTCCAACTTCAGCTTGCGCAGGGCTTTGCTGGAATGCCTCGCGTGGCGGGTACTGTTAGAAGTATTATACTCTGTGTAAGAAATCTGTCAAGTGCTGATGTTTTAATGACAATAAATATCACTCTTGTGTATCACAGCTGAGCCACAAAACAGTTTGTGTCTCATAGAATAGCCAAAATGAGACACAAAAAAATCAGCCCACTGTTCTGGGCTGATGTCAAAGGATAAACCTTCCACCTCCATATAGCTGGATTGATTGGATTATAGCATATTATTATCGTGTAAAGGATATTGTAAAAGGTTTACATGAGTTCAGGATAATAGACGAAAAACGTCTATTGTTTTATATGAGAATTGGTAATTCGTCACTTTTAGCAATTTAGTGACGAGATACGATTATTCCCACATAATTCTGTGCAGCTCGTCATCGTGCTCACGTTCTGCGTGCCGATCGGCTTCGGTCTTCTCAGCATCCGACTTATACTTGTGCCCTGAGATTATATCGTCAATAAGAGTATAAACGCCCATCCCAATCACAAAACCGATAACAATCAACATTGGTTCCATAAGTTTAGTATAGCACGATAATCCTATAATCTTTGCATATCATGATGGTGCAACTCGGCGCTTATATCGTGAGGTTCAAAAGAGCCTAAAGCCTCTTTCAACATAGTGTGAATTTTAGCTTTTATATTTGCGTGTGGATTATAGTTTTGCGTATGGGCACCAGATAAGAATGTGCCCATAGAAGTGCCCACTTCTAACATAACATACCTTGTTATTAAATCAATTAGCTGGTCAATCCATAAGTCTAAATTTTCTTCTGACATTTCAACTCCTTTCCTAAAATAAGTATAGCACGATTATGCTAATCACAATTTCATTGCATCAAGTTAGCTAAAATGCTCACTTACTACAATCCAAAATTCAGTCATTGAATACCCATTTTACATTTTGGTAAAATCCATCTTGCAAGATTTGCATGACCTATACCAAAGAATAACATATATATATATAGCGCTGCGCTGAAAATTGAATTTTGGCTTGAATTATAGTAGAATATTGTCCAGCAGACCAGCTTACAAAGACCAAGCGAACCCACTTCACCTCCTTCCTTCACCTTCGTCACGTCAGGCTGGTCTGTAACTATTAAAACATATATCCCAATAATCAAAAAATAGCCCAAAAAACAAGCATACCACCTATTTTGGATAGATTATTCCTGTTTCAGCGTAAAATATGAATTTGAGGCTTATTTTTACGTCTTAGAGGCTATTGAGGGACTTTTGTGCGGTACTATTTTCTGGAGGGTGTACCCTCATTCTCACTGATGATAAATGCAGGTAGTCCCCCCTCTTGGTTAGTTGGTTGGTGCTGCTGCTGCGGGATTTGAGATTTTATAATTTCTCTCATTGGGCGCGATTTATGGTTATGATAAGTGTAGTTATCGCAACCTTGTAGGCTGGGAAATTTACCACGATCATTGGGCG